CAACAAATGCAATATGTGATTCTTTTAAAAAAGAATTACTTCAAGGAAAGCATGACTTTGATACATCATCTGATACTTATAAATTAGCGATGTATACTAGCTCAGCTACTTTAGGAAAATCGACAACAAATTATACTACCTCGAATGAGGTTTCATCGCCATCAGGATATACTGCAGGTGGAAAAGCTCTTGTTAATCAAGGAGTAAAAGTTTCTTCATCTGTTGCGATAACTGATTTTGCTGATTTATCATTTCAAGGTGTAACTCTTACTGCAAGAGGAGCATTAATCTATAACACTACTACAGATGGTGGTTCATCGACTACTGATGCAGTGGCTGTATTAGATTTTGGTGGTGACAAGACTGCAACATCTGGAACATTTACTATCCAGTTTCCAGCTTTCACTACTTCAGCTGCAATTTTAAGATTATCTTAATTTAAGGTCCTGAAGCTATGGCAGAGTTAACTTATACAGTAACCGTAGCTTCAGGAAATCTATATGGTGGTGGCACTGGTAATGTTTTTTATTTAGACGGTGCTAGAAATTCTACTGGTCCAGGAACTGTAAGTTGGGTTCAAGGTGGAACATTAAGATTCGATCAAAGTGATGCTTCAAATAATAATCACCCTTTAATTTTTTCTACAACAACTAGTCGAGATCAATATCTCACATCGGGTGTAACTTATTATCTTGATGGCGCATCAAATTATGCAAATTATACAAACACAACAAACTTTAATGCTGCAACCACAAGATATGTAGAGGTAACTCCTTCATCACAGACTGATTTTTATTATTTGTGCTATGTTCATGGCATAGGTATGGGTGGTATTTTTGATATTACCTCGACTACATGGGGAGCACTAACTTGGGGCGAAGGTGTTTGGGGTGAACAAGGAAATATATCTGTATCTGCAACAGGTATATCCATGTCTTCAAATGTTGGAAGTTTATCTTCAGTCACAGGAGGGGCTGACATTTCACCTAGTGGTATTGTTTTAGCTTCATCACAAGGATCAACAGTTGGAGGCACTTCGGCATTAGTTACAAATCCTGGCCCAGTTACGGCTGCTTTGGGAGTAGGTCAAGTAATTACTGGTTTTGGTGTAAACATTACTGGAAACAATATGACTTCTTCTATCGGAAGTGTTACCATAGATGAAGAAGCTTTAACAGGAGAAGGTTGGGGTAGAGCTGGATGGGGTGAATTTGCTTGGGGAGTTAATTACTCTGTGGCAGTCACAGGTCAATCTATGTCATCTGCTATTGGTGAAGAAGCTGGATTCACTGATGTAACTGTTTCGGTATCTGGTCAATCTTTAAATTCTACATTAGGTTTAATTTCATTAATTGGTGATTTTGGGGTTGTTGTTTTTGCAGCCGAAGATCAGCTAGATGGAGTGGTAGGAAGCACAACAATAAATGCAGGTGCCACAGTCTCACCAACAGGAGTTTCATTATCTGGTGGAATTGGTCAAGTTGTTCCTGAACCAAAATTTGTTGCAGAAGTTACTGGAATACAAGGAACATTTAGTATAGGCACAATTACTTTAGAACAAACAACAACTGAAACAGTTACTGGTCAAACAATGACCATGACTTTAGGTGAAGAGGGACAGGCAACTAAATATCCTGTTACGGGGTCAACCATGACTGGTTCTATTGGCTCAGTTACCGTTGTGGGTACAGCAGGGATAGATGTAACTGGAATACAAATGTCAACAACTATAGGAAATGTAATTGTTACACCTTGGTCAGAGGTTAATTTAGGCGTTTCAAATACTTGGACAGAGGTTGATTTGGCAGCTTAACAAATGTATAATATCATTATTTAAGGAGAAATTTATATGGCATCAAGTTATTCGAGTGATCTTAAATTAGAGTTAATGGCTACTGGTGAAAATGCCGGTACATGGGGTGATAAAACAAACACAAATTTAAATTTAATTCAACAAGCAGTAGCTGGTTTTGAACAAGTTACACTTTCATCTGGAGGCACTGTTGCACTTGTAATGTCAGATGGTGCAATATCTAATGCAAGAAATTTAGTTATAAAATTTGCAACTGCAACAATTGCAGCTAGTACAGTTTGTACTATACCAGATTCAATAGAAAAATTTTATATCTTTGATTGTTCAGGATTAACTAATGCAAATAATCTTACAATCAAAACTGCATCAGGAACTGGTTTTAGTCCGACTGTTTCAGGAGCTGCATCCTCAAAAATTTTTGCAGCTTATTCTGATGGAACAAATTTAACTGAAATTTCTTTAAATACTTTAGGTGGCACAATTGCAACAGCAAATTTAGAAGCTGCAGCGGTAACCACACCTATACTTGCAGATGATGCAGTCACTGCTGCAAAACTATCCGACAATGCAGTTATAACTGCAGTTATAAATGATGATGCCGTAACTCAAGCTAAAATAGCTGACGATGCAGTTGGAGCCGATCAACTTGCTAACACTGCAGTAACTGCAGGATCATACACATCTGCATCTATTACAGTTGATGCTCAAGGAAGATTGACTGCTGCATCTTCTGGATCAGCTGGAGGTGGAGGATTATCAACAAAAATTTTAACTACAGGTCCTGCATCTGGAAATATAACAACTAACGCTAATGCTAGTAAATTTGCTGCTTACGCTTACTCTGGCGGAGGCGGTGGCGGTGGCGCATCAAGAGATTGGACTCGAAATGGTGCAAGTGGAGCAGCTGGTGCTTTTGCATACTATGAAGGTAGTGTTGCAGGAAGCACGACTTACGCTTATGCTGTCGGTGGACCAGGAAGTCCAGGAGCTTCAGCTCCAAGTGGAGGGAATCCAGGTGGAGACGGAGGAGATACAAGCGTAGGAAGTCTTTTTACTGTAACTGGTGGAAATGGTGGAGGGGCCGCCCAAGGATCATCACCTAACAACCAAGCAGGAAATGCTGGTGCGGCTCCAGGATCAACTTTAACTTACTCACAGGGCATTCTCTTTGAAGATGCACCTTATTCTAATCAAGGACTTCGAGGTAATGCAAATTCTCAAATTCCGCCAGGTATGCCTCAGGCACAAAACAATGGACAAGCTGGTGGAAAAGGATTTTTAGCATTTTATATTAACGATTTAGCATAGGATTTATTATGGCATTTTATATTTATAAAGCTTCACAAAATGACAAAACACATGTTTTTAAAATTGTGGCTAATGAATCTGATATTGAAAATTTAAATCTTGGAGCTTACACAAAGATTGAAGTTAGCGAATCAGAATATAATAATATTAGAAATTGTACAAAATCAATTGTATCTTACGATGGGAGTACATTTACATACCAAGATTATCCACTTCAAGAAATTGCTCCAGGAAAAGATAGTTGGTGTTGTTATGAAGATAGTGAACAGCTACAAGATTACTTAAATGTGGTAATAAGCAGATGTAATGATTTTTTAGAAGTACCAACAAATGCATCTAATCCTCTTTTTTCTGATATTACTAATTATAAAAATTACTTAGAGTCTTTTGATAAATCAACATTAACTTATCCAATGCAAATATCTTGGGAAAAATATTGTGAAGATAATTCAATCCCATATTTTAATACTTTACAAATACCTTAAAAAAGTTAACATATTTGTGTGTCGTCAAAAAAAATTAAATTTACTGCACCTAAAGATTATCTAAAATTAAAAGAAAACTATCCAAAACCAATAAAATTTAACATACCAGATTGGTATAAGAAACTCGAACATAAACCTAATTTTCAAACTATAAAAGGTTGTATGCCATTTATGGAATCAATGACATCTGGATATGTTTTAGAATTACCACAAGATCTTTATATTAAACATAATGTAATAGAAAATGGTAAGCGTTTAACTAAATTAACCCCATCTCTCCAACATCATGGTCATTTAAATTTAAATTCTTTAAGCAATCAAAAATTTCAAACACATCCAAATGAACAAGTAGGCAAATCACCTTTAAATGAAAAAAATCTTTCTTTTGATATATACAAAATTCTTAACCCTTGGAGAATACAAACACCAAAAGGTTATTCTTGTTTATTCGTTCCTCCACTAAATAATAATGACGATAGATTTTCAATAATTCCAGCTATTGTTCAAACTGATACATATGAAATGGAGATTAATTTTCCTTTTGTAATAAACGGTGATAAGTATAATGTTCTAGATACTATTTTTAAAAAAGGTACACCGTATGTACAAATTATTCCATTTAAAAGAGATGATTGGAATATGATGATAGGCACAAGAAATGAAGAAGAAAATAAACTTATTAATTTAAAATATGAATTAAATGTGGTACATAAATATAGAAAAAGGTATTGGAAAAAAATAAATTTTAAATAATGCATCAACTTACTGACTATATAAAGATAATAGATAATCTTCTTTCTGAAGAGGATTTAGAAATTTTTATTGAAATTTGTAAAAAAAATATTTTTAATTTACAAGATGCAGGAGTAGGTGCAGGAGGTGTAGTTTATAAAAAAATAAGAAGTACAAAAAATACTCAAATGAAAAATTTTAACACAAATAGTATGACTATGGTTTATTGGACTAATAAATTATATTATAAATTTTCACATGCTTTTAGAGAGTATTGTTCTAAAATAGATAGTCATAGTGATCTCACTATAGCAATGGAGGATCTACAACTTTTAAGATATGATGTTGGAGATTTTTATAAAACTCACATTGACTCTTTTACACAGATCCCAAGAACAATAAGTTATATTCTATTGGTTAATGACGATTATAAAGGAGGAGAACTTTTTTTTGAGTTTTCAAAAGAAAAAAAAATGGAAGTCGAAGTTAAAAAAAATAGATTAATTATTTGGCCAAGCAATTTTCTTTATCCACATGGTGTAAATAAAGTTACTGAGGGTACAAAGTTTTCGGTGGTAGCATGGGGACGATAAGAGAAGACTTTAGATGTTTATTAGTAGAAAATTTTTTAAGCGTAGATATCTGTAGGATATTTTCAAATTACGCTATTATGCGTCATAGAGTAAATAAAGATAATCAAATTGACACTGTTACCAATAATATTCATACATCTCATTATGGAGATAAATTTTCAGAATCTATTTTATTATATTGTAAAGATAAAATGGAAAAATTAACAAATAAAAAACTTTTTCCAACTTATTCTTATTGGAGAATGTATACTTATGGAAGTTATTTAAAAGAACACAAAGATCGAAATGCTTGTGAAATAAGTGCTACAATACATGTAGATGGCGATAAGGATGATTGGCCTATAATTGTAGGAGAAAAAGAATATTTTACAAAACCTGGTGATGCAGTAATTTATTTAGGAATTGAGGATTCTCATAGTAGAAAAAAATTCGAAGGAGATTTTCAGACACAAATATTTTTACATTATGTAGATCAAGAAGGTCCTTATAAAGATTATTTGTATGATAAAAGAATTGATGTTGGAGTATCAAACGCTGATTACGGAGTAAAATAAAAATGAAATTTGAACAAAGAGACGATGGTAGTGCAACTTTACATTTTAATGATGAAGAAATTAAGATAATGATTAAAAATAAAAAAATAGAATTTACGGCAGAAAGTTTAAGACATTTTCAAAATAATCTTATGAGAATAATCTCATCTTTTCATTCTAAATTTCCTGACTCTGTAAAAGAAATGGCTACTGCACATGATCAAGAAATAAAAGTTAAATGAAAATAACAACTGTTAAAAATTATTTAAGCAATCATAATTATTTGACAATTTGTGAATTAATAAACGAAGAAAATTTTCATTGGTCTAGAAGTCCACAAAATTTTTTATTTCACTCTCTCATTATTAAAGGAGAAACTGTAAGTAATTACATTCAAGTATGTGACCCATTTAATGAAAAAATAAATAAAAAAATAACAACTGCCTCTGCTTGTCTAATACCTCAAAGATCAGATAAAAAAATTTGTCAGGATATTACAGTTGAACCTTTAACAATAATATATGATCTAACCACATGTAATGGTAAGACAGTTTTACCTAACAGTTATGAATTTGAAAGCACCGAAAATAGTGCAATTATTTTAAATGTAAAATCTAAAATTCAACAGATTTCTCAATCAGATTCTGACTATCGTATTGTTTTGTATCTATCCTTTAACTAACATATAATTTAGGGTATAATACCGTATGCCATTAACAAATGTACAGATACAACCAGGATTCAATAAACAAGTCACTGCAACAGGAGCAGAGGGTCAGTGGATAGATGGTGACTTCGTAAGATTTAGATATGGATTACCTGAAAAAATCGGTGGATGGGAGCAACTTGTTAGCACGACTTTAGTTGGAGCTGCAAGAGAACAATTTGTTTGGGCAGATCTAGATGGCAGAAGATATGCTGCTATTGGGACAAATAAATTATTAGTAGTTTATTATGAGGGAGCATTTTATGATATTACCCCTTTGGGAACTGCATTAACAAGTTGCACATTTGATACAGTAAATACATCTGCAACTGTTACTGTAAATAAATCTGCCCATGAACTTGAACCAGGAGATCTATTTACATTTACATCTGTCACACCTCCAACAGGAGCTGGATATGTAGCTTCAGATTTTGAAACAAATACTTTTCAAGTAGTAACTGTTCCAAGCAGTGATGAGTTTACAATTACTATGGCAAGTGCAGCAGGAACGACAGTCAACGGAAGTGGATCTGCTACAGTTAACCCTTACATAAAACCTGGTGGTTTAAATTTTACATACGGTTTTGGTTGGGGCACAGGGTTGTGGGGTGGTGGTCAACAATTATTTAGTACTTTGAACGGAGCTTTACTTGATGATACTGCAGGTACTGGTGGATCTGGGACTTCAATTACACTTGCTTCAACCACAGGCTTTCCTTCAACAGGCACGATTAAAGTTGGTGCAGAATTTATTTCATATACTGGCATATCATCTAATGATCTTACAGGAATTACAAGAGCTGCAGCAGGAACAAGATCGGCTCATTCAAGTGGAGCAGGAGTTGAAGTGTTTACTGGTTGGGGTGATGCCTCTCTATCACAAACTTTATCAATAGATCCAGCTTCATGGTCATTAGATAATTTTGGTGAAAAATTAATTGCAACAATTAAAAACGGGCAAACATTTGAATGGAATCCTATTAATTCAAATCCAAACGCATTAAATACACGAGCCCTTGTTGTATCTAATACACCAACAGCTTCTGTCATGTCATTGGTTTCTGATAGAGATAGACATTTATTTATGCTTGGAACTGAAACAACGATTGGCACTGCTAGTACACAGGATAAAATGTTTATTAGATTTTCTGATCAAGAAAATATTTCTGATTATACTCCTACGTCAGTTAATACGGCAGGATCTTTTAGATTAGATTCAGGCACTAAAATAGTAGGGGCAGTAAAAGCAAAAGATTATACATTTGTGGTTACTGATACATCAGCTTATGTAATACAATTTGTCGGACCACCCTTTACATTTTCAGTAAGACAAGTCGGATCAAACTGTGGAGCTATTGGACAACATTCAATAAGATATGTTAATGGAGCAGTTTATTGGATGGGTGAGGCTGGAGGTTTTTTTGTGTATGATGGTACTGTAAAAGCTTTGCCTTGTTTAGTAGAGGATTTTGTTTTTACAACAAAGGGAGATAATCTTGGTATAAATTATCAAAATGGTGAATCAGTTTACGCAGGTCTTTACAGTTTATATGAAGAGATAACCTGGTTTTATCCAAAAGACGGTAGTAATAATGTTGATAGATGCGTAACATTTAATTATCAAAGTGGCACATGGACAACTGGTTCTTTAGCTAGGACTACATATACTGATGCTAACCTTTATGATAATCCATATGCAACTGAATTTAACTCTACCGGCACCCCAACTTTTCCTACAGTGCAGGGTGTAACTAATATCAATGGATCTACTATTTACTATTCACATGAAGTTGGTGTGAATCAAGTTGATTCTACAGGAGCAAAAACTGCAATTCCTGCTTTTATTCAGTCTGGTGATTTTGATTTAGCACAAGGAGGTGATGGTCAATTTTTTATGAGTATGAAAAGATTTATTCCTGATTTCAAATTGCTTACAGGAGATTGTAGAATAACTATTAATTTAAAAAGGTTTCCTGCTAATACTGCAGCATCCTCGCCTCTCGGACCTTTTACAGTCTCTAGCACAACAGAAAAAATAGATACTAGGGCAAGATCTAGATTTGCAAGTTTAAAAGTCGAAAATACCTCTACTGACCAAAATTGGAGATATGGAACTTTTAGAGCAGATGTACAACCAGACGGAATGAGATAATGGCTAGAGTTGATATTATAATACCAGAACCAACATCTGAATATACTGAAGAAAATCAAAGACAAATAAATCAGTCTTTACGAACGATGCAAGATAAGTTAAATACATCTTATCAACAAGAACTTAAAAATGAACAGGATGCTTTTAATTATTTTTTATCATGACAATAAGATACAAAAATCAAGGTTTCAAACAAGCTAGTACAGGTAAGACTACAGTTTTTACATGTCCTACTGATGCCACAGTCATAGTTAAAAGTGTTTACTGTGCAAACAATGATGCATCATCAGCTGTATTGGTAAACATGAATTTAGTAGACTCTTCTGACTCAAATACAGAGTATGAATTTTTTAGAGATGATTTGGCTGCTAAATCTCAAGTAAATGCTACTCCACAAGGATTAAATTTAGAAGCAGGAGATGCAATAACGGTACAAGCAGCTACAGGAAGTAACACTATTCAAGGGGCAATAAGTTACGCACAAATAGATAGATCACAGGAGAATGGCTAGACAAAAATTTGTACACTATGTCCCTAGGCCTAAACCTCGAAAGAGGCCTCGAAGACATACAAAAAATTTAAACAAAAATAAAAAAAGGTCGTACAAAAAATATAACAGACAAGGTAGAAGACCATAATGGAAATCACTAAACATTTTAGAATACCAGTAGAGTGTGAAACTATTTTAGTTGAGGGAATTCTTGATGATAATATAATTGATACAGATTATTTTATAGAAAAAATTAATCTAGGTATCCATGATAAAAATAACATGACGGGTAAAACTAATGTAGATGGTGGCATGACATCTTGGCGTTATTTTATTAAAGATGAAAAATTTGCTAACATATTAAGAGTAATTTTTAATAATATGCCTCCTTGCGATTTACCTGATTTAGATTTAAGAGAAGCTTGGGGTATAAAAATGGAGCCAGGTCATGGAACAAAAGTACACCATCATGATGTAGGGTTTTCAGGTATAATTTATCTAAATGATTGTGATGTTCCATTACAATTTCCACAACTTAAAATAAAAACATTACCTAAAAAAAATAAATTTTTATTTTTTAGTGGTCATCTTTTACATGGCTCAGCTCCTCTATCAGAAGGCATAAGATATGCAATGCCATTTAATATGTTTTCAAAAAAAAGGTGGGATTAAGTTGACTAAAATTAATAAAAAGCTTATAAAATAGTATGTCAGATTTACCAAAAATACCAGTCGAAACTAAAGAAATAATTAAACATAAGAGAACAGGAAAAGTTTATGAATCTAAAGAAGCTTTTGATTCTGATGTTAATGACCCCAATACTGATACTACTAGTGACGATTTTAGACAAGATCTAGAAATAACTGTAACTAGAGCAGGAGTAATGGGTGCTAAAACAAAAAAATGACAACACCTAGGTTAATTGAATCTTTTGATGATTTGCGTTTTGATTTCAATCAATTAACAGAATTATTATCCACTTATAATTATAACTCTAGAGTTAGTGGTAATCATATACAGGAATTTATCTTACAAGCATCTTATCAAATAATAGGCACACACAGAGATGTGCATTTTAAAAATATAATTGATAAAATGATAAAACAATATAACCTTTATAATAACACTTTAGATGTAGATTTATTTGTAGGTTTTACACAAGGTGCAGCATCTATAATTCATAATGATCCCTATGATGTATTGATATATGGCCTATACGGAGACACTATGTATATTGTAGATAAAAAACAATACTTATTAAAACCAGGAGATATAATAAAAATAAACGCAAACGAGATCCACCAAGGAATAGGATTGTGTCCTAGAATAATTTTATCATTAGGAATTAGAAAAAAATAATTTTTATGGAAGCTAGAGGAGCCACTGAATTACAACATGAGTTTTTAGAAAAATATGTTTCCAAAGAATTATTAGATAAGTTTCAAATATGCACTTCTATACCTGGTAAAGTGCCAATCGATCCTAATAAGATAAATATTTTATGGCAGAAAAACTCTTGGGATCAACCAAACTTACAAAGTTTTTTTAGAAATAAAGACAGACATCATGAATATGATTGGTATGTTTTTAACTCACATTGGAATTATGAAAAATTTAGATATTTTTTTCAACTACCTGAAGATAAATGTATGGTTATTAAAAATGGTGCGAGTCATTTCCCTAAAAGAAAAATTTATAAAAAGGGTGATCCTATAAAAATAATACATCACTGCACTCCTTGGAGAGGGTTAAATGTTTTGTTATTAGCAATGCAAATGGTAAAAAATAAAAATGTTACTTTAGATGTGTATAGCTCTAATCAAGTCTATGGGAGCGAATTCGCTAATAGAGTAGATAAAGATTTTAGTGATCTTTTTGATCAAGCAAAAAAATTACCTAATGTAAATTACATAGGTCATAAACCAAATGAGTATATTTTAGAACATATGTCAGATTATGATTTATTTGTATATCCATCTATTTTTGAAGAAACCTTCTGTGTTTCAGCTCTTGAAGCTTTAGCTGCAGGGTTGCATGTAATTACTACAAATTTTGGTGCTCTTCCAGAAACTTGCGCTGAATGGCCTGTGTATGTAAATTATACTAAAAATTTTGATCTTCTTGCAAGTAGTGTTGCAGGAGCAATTGATATAAGTTCAGAATATCTTCATACAGATACAATTCAAAAACATTTAGATGAACAACAAAAATATTATAAAAAATTTTATAGTTGGGATAAAAAAGCTATTGAATGGGAAAACTTTTTGAAAGGAGCCTTAAGTGTCAAAAAATAAATATATAAATGAAGATACGTACCAAACTTTGCAGGAAGTAAGTATTGAAACTCAATCAGATTATGAAAAAGCAAGAGAACCTCTTTGGAAAGATGACATAGATCAATTTAAAAAATATCAATTATTTGTGGCTACACCTGTGCACAGTGAGGTATCAATACATTACACACAGGCCTTAATAGAATTTCAACAAGAATGTTTTAATAAAAAACTCAAAGTATCTTTTCATCTAATTAAATCTTCTTTAGTAACTCAAGGCAGAAATTTATCTGTAGCTGGATTTTTAGAGTCTAAAGCGACTCATTTATTATTTATTGATTCAGATATTTATTTTCAAGGCAAGTCTATATTTACCATGTTAAAAGCTGATAAACATATTATTAGCGTCCCGTATCCTTTAAAAACACTGATGTGGGATAAGGCATTTAAAAAAATGCAAGAGGGTAAAATTAAATCACCAGATGATATAAGAAGATCTTTACATACCTATCCTATGAAAGTGCCTGATGCAAATAATATTAAACTTAAAAATGGTGTTATGGAGGTCACAGACTCGCCAACTGGATGTATGTTGATAAAAAGAGAAGTTATAGAAAAAATGATTGAGAAATATCCTGATAAACAGATAGTCCAAAAGACCGTTATAAATGGTCAATATGTTAATAAACCTAACATGTGGAATTTTTTTGATACACTACATGACCCTAAAGAGAAGACTTATAATGGTGAAGATTTTGCCTTTTGTAAACTTTGGAGAGATCTAGGTGGTAAATGTTATGCTTATATAAACGATGCAATAGTCCATGTAGGTGAACACCAATACCAAGGCAAATTCTCCGATGAGTTGATAGCAAGAGAATAAAATGGTAATATATGCTATTATTAGGAAAATAGTATATGGATCCATTTACAATAGCATTAGCCACTTTTGGCATTCAAAAATTAAGAGGTAAATCAACAAATAGAGCATTAAGAGATGCTGCTTTTTTTGCCGGTGGAACTCAGTTAGCAGGTATGGCAGGTCTTGGACCTTTTCAAACTTTTCAACAAGCAGGTATTCGAGAATCTGCTGCAGGAAAAGGATTAGAAGCTTTATTAGGAAGTCCGAGAATAGATAGAACAGCAGCTATAGAAAAACTTAAGGGTGAGGGGTTAAAAAGAAGTGAAATCTCTGAAAAAGCAATTGATAATGTTATAAAAAAATCTGGCACTGGATTTAAGGGTATGTCAACTACAGGTAAATTATTAACTGGTTCTGCAATACTTCCGTTTCTAGATAAGGAAGAACCTGTAAAACCAATTTTTACAGAGAAAGATTATGAGAAAGCTTATAAGGAGCAATCTGAAAAACTAGAGGGTGCATTTAAACCTGTTGAAGCAACCCTACCTGCTATGAATGAAATTTTTGGATCTAATATGTTTTATGCTAACAAAGGTGGATTAGCCACTGCAATACCGAAATATAACAAAGGTGGTGTAAATTATTTACCATCAAAAACAGATCATGATGAAAATGATGTAAACAATTATGTAAGAGCAGAGGGTTATGTAGAAGATGGTGCAGGAGCAGGAGATAAAGATGAAGATACTATGTTAGCACAATTAGCAGATGGAGAATTTGTATCAAGAGCTGATGCCGTCTTAGGTGCAGGTATCTTATCAGGTGCAGATCCAAAAAGTTTTAAAGGCATGAGAAAAGCAGGAGCAAATTTTTTTTATGACCAACAAAAAAAATTAAAAAGAATTTATGATTTAGTCAATGCAAGTAAACCACAATAAAATAAATAAACAGGTAGAAGTTTTAGAGATATTTCCAACTCTATTAGATGAGTATTGGAACTTGGTTGACTTTATGTTGAGAGAGGGCCTTAAGTTTGATGGCAATCCAATGAGTATAAAACATTTAAAAGAATTTATTAAAAAAGGTGAAATGCAATTATTTGTTATGTTTGGCTCTGACGATGGAGAAAAATATAAAGTATTCGGGGTTTGCGTTACACGGGTCACGGCTCTTCCTAACTTCAAACAATGTGAGGTTATCTTATTAAAGGGTGAGAAAAGGGAATTGTGGCAGGATGAATTAGCTGATACAATAGAAAAATTGGCTAAAAGTTTTGGATGCAAAAGAATTGCAGTACATGCGAGGCCAGGTTGGCAATCTTTTTTAAAAACAAAAGGTTGGGGAGTAAAAAGATATTTATACACAAAGGAGATTAAATAATGAGTTTTATATTTGGTGGAGGAGGATCTGCACCTGCAGAAACAGGTAGCAGTGTTGTAACACAAAGAGAAGCCCCAGGAGTTGAGGCTAGAAAATTATCATTATACGATCAGGCAGCTAAATTAGCTTCTTCGCCAGTCTCGTTACCTGCGATTCAAGTTGCACCTTTAAGTGGTATTGAACAAGCTGCAATAAATCAAGCAGGGCAAGTAGGAGTTGGTGCACCAACAGTAACCAGTGGTATAGCAGCATTAAACCAAGGTATGCAAACTCCAAACATATCTGAATTTTTTAATCCTTATCAATCTTTTGTTACAGATGAAATAAATAGACAAGCTCAGATAGCAGAAAATAGACTTGGTGCACAGGCAGTACAAGCAGGAGCATTTGGAGGTGCAAGACAAGGAGTTGCACAAGCAGAATTAGAAAGGGCTAGATTAGCCTCAATTGGTCAGGCACAAGCTCAAGGTTTCCAAACGGCATTAGGTGCAGCTCAACAACAAAGAGCTCAACAACTTGCAACAGGACAAGCTTTGGGTGCTTTAGGTGCTCAACAACAAGCAATGTCCCTTGCAGACATTCAAGCCCAATTACAAGCGGGTGGTATTCAAAGAGCTATTGGTCAAGCTGGACTAGAGGCACAAAGACAAACTGCTTTACAGAGAGCTTATGAGCCATTCCAAAGAATAGAATTCTTAAAAGGAATTATGACTAATTTACCAACAACGCAAAGCACAATTACTGCAACTACGGCTCCAGGAGCTAATCCTATAGGTCAGGCTCTAGGCACTGGATTAGGTGCATACTCTGCTTACAATTTAATGCAGCCGAGGTAATATGGATAAAGTATTAACAAGAAAGCTATTTAGAGATAGATATTTTAAATATTTAAAACCAAAAATAAAACATTTTCAAACTGGTGGTTTAAGTTCCTTAACACCAAAAGAAAAAGCGATCTATTCTGCTACATTAGCTGCACCTTTGTTACAAGCAAGAGGAAAAGGTCTCGGTCCCGTTTTAAGTGCTTTAGGTCAGGGCATTGGCAAATTACCTGAAACTATATTAGAGGTAGAAAAATCAAAAGGTACAGGAAAGGGTGTAAGAACTTTAACAGATGCAGAATTAAAACAGTATAATTTACCACCAGGGACTATCGCTCAAATGAAAGCAGATGGTACTTTGAGTATTGTTTCTAAACCGTCAGCAGAGCAAACAAAAACAATTCAAGGTAGTAAAAGAGTCAGAACAATTCTGTCAAGAATAGCAGATGACTATGAAAAATTAGGTAAGCCAGTAGGACCAGTATCTTATAGAACAATCGCTCCTTTTACTAAAGCTGCAGGAACACAATTTTCAAAAGATTTTGCTACAATGAAAAGTAGAATACAACAAGCAACTTCATTTGTAACTCAAGCAATTTCAGGAGCTGCAGTATCTGAACAAGAAGCAGAAAGAATAAAAGGTTTAATACCACAACTAGGTGATACTGAAGCAACATTTGAAGCTAAGCTATCTGCACTAGACTCATATTTTGCAGATGCGATTGCAATAGCACAAGATAACAATGCAGACTTTACTACTGCATTAGAGATAATGGAAGCGTCAGGACAAGGAGCTGAAAATTATTTAGATTTAACTGAGGCTATATCTGTGAAAAAAACTGAAGATGGCTATGATGTAAGTGGGAGTTAATAATGGGTGAAATAATTGTTAAAGGAGAAAAGTTTAAAATTAAGGGAGATACACCAACTCCAAAAGAACAATTAGCCATTGACACTGTTTTAGCTGCACAAAAAAAACAAGGTGGAGTTTTAAATTTTGATGATCAACTGAGACTACAGATAACACCTGAAGATGTTTTAAGTGAGGCAGTAAAAGGTAAATATAATAAAGATACAGAAGATTTTTTGAGTAGTCCAACTTTTGGTAGAATTATAACTGAAGTAGGATTATCTATAGCTGGTGGTGTGGCTGGTATGGCAGCAGCTCCATTTACGGGTGGTACATCTCTAGTTGGAACTGGTTTAGCTGCAGCAAGGATAGCTAGAATAGCTAGACCTTTGTTAAATTTAAGTGCAAAAAAACAAAAATTTGTAGCTGCTACAGTTGGTGCAGGACTTGGGGGTGGTGCAGGTGCTGCAATCGCACAAACATTTGATCCAAGAGAAAGTATTGTAAGAGAAGTTGCAAGAGGTGTTGCTCAAGGTTCATTAGGGGAAGTCTTAGGATTTGGGATGGCTGCGGGTTTAGCAAAAGGTTACAACAAAATTACTGGAGCAAGTATTAGACAATTAGATGGTGCAAAGGAAGCGACCGCAACACTTTCAAGAGATACAGAATTTTTTAAAGCATTAAAAGAAATAAAGGATACTGGTAAAGTAAGTCCTGAAAAATTAAATAAACTTAAAGAGGGTGTTAAAAATAAAAAAAATTCAGAAATATTTGATGTTGCACCATTAAGTAAAGAGCAGTTAGATATATTAACAACACCAAAACTATCCTCACAAGCCATTGCAAAGGCAGGAGAATTACTTGAAGAAACAACCTCTCTGTTTGGTAAGAAAAGAATTAGTGCAGAATTAGCCAATATTAGTCCAGGTAAACTAACTGAAAATAGTGCAATAGAAACTTTAAGTGGTATTTCTGCTGCATCTATGTTTGGTGGTGGAGTTGTAAGAGCTGGGGAAAATTTTGCAAGAAGATCTACAATGCAAAATATAGATAACTTCGTAGATGCAACTATGTACGGTTTACCAAAATCTGGTGTTAGTCCAGCTGAAGTTAATATGACAATAGGTGAATTAATAAATTCACAAATAACAAAATCTCATGCATTATACAATGACACAAAAACAAAAATGTGGAATAAAGTATCTGATGCAATAAATAAAAATTTAAAAAGAGCAGATGGTACTTTTGATCCTAAATATGATGTTGTTTATAGTGGAGTAGGAGCTCCAACAAAGTTAACTGTAACAAAAACTCCATATGGAAAAGAATCATTTACTGAAACGGTGGATGGTCTTGGCGACTATTTAAAACAAGTTCTAAAAGATAATAGAAATATAGAAGATACGGACATTACATCTATGATAGCACCATTATTAAAAGCTGGAGGTAGAACTGATTACCTTGATTTTAAAAATATTTATTCATCTATTGGAAGTAAAAATGTAGGACCTGCAGCAAAACCAGTACAAGCAGAATTGTTAGCACGAATGCAAACTTTACTTAATGACTCTCCACTACCAGGAAACATTGGTTTATTAAGACAAGAGGCTGCAAAATATACAAATCTAGGAGCAGATGCTTTTAGAAAAGGTGTCTTAAAATCTATAATGAATAAAGAAGTAGGTTTAGAAAACATATATAAAAACATTGTAGCATCTGGGGATAGAAGTTATTACAATAAATTTTTTGAATTTATTGACAAAGGAAAATTTAATTTTAAACTTTCAAATGGTGTTACAAAATCATACGATATATTTCCAAATAAAGAGTTTATAAAAGACTCATTAAGAGGGCAATTTTTTAAAGATTTTTTAAAAAATTCAATTGATACAAGAGGTCAATATCCAAAATTACTTGCAACTAACTCTAAAAAATTTTTAGATAATTATGATTATTTATTAAAAGAAGATTTTGGTTTTCTTACACCGTCACAAATAAAAGGTATTAAACAATATGTAAATAGAATTCAATTTGTAGAGGGGGCTTTGAAACCGCCTGGAGCTGCTGGATCTAATCCAGGTATGTTTATACAATTAAATCAAGCAGGACAAATATCTCAAATGATTGGTATATTTGGATTTGGTACAGGAACAATTGATCCAGGTGCAGCTACTTTTTTTGTACTTGGCCCATATGGATTATCAAGAGCTTTTGCAAATCCAAAAGTAGTGCAACTTCTAATGGATGGTTTAGGTGGAGGAACTAAAACTATTGATAGTTATCCAAAGTTAGAAAGATACATGGGTCAATTAGCAACGGCTTTTGTTGGTCAAGGTATTGTGTCTTCTGAACAAGCAGAAGAGGCTGTAAAACAAATTCAATCACAAAGAGATTATTATGAAAAATTTTTTGAAACTGGTAAATATGAGGGATCAATTGTAAGAAGAAATAATCCCGCTGATGCACCACCAATTACGATTGAAGGACAACAACAAGTAGGAATGATAAATGCTAGTAGAGAGTCTATTGCCGAACCAAGTAATATACCTTTACCAAATTTTTCACCAGCTAATCTACCTTTGGGTCAGGGTCAACAATCAAATTTACAATTAGCTCAAGCCCTAAATCTTTTTAATAAGGGAGGAATTGTCAGTGCCAAGAAAGTCAACACCTAAAGACTCATTAGCTCATCAACGGATCGATGATCATGAAAAGCTCTGTCTTATCATGCAGAGAGAGACTAATAAAAAAATTAAGGATCTTCATACTGATATCCATAGAATCGAGAAGATATTGATAGCCTCCACAGGTTTCTTGATCACTTCAATGTTAGGAATAATTGTTGCTCTAGTCATGAAATTAAATTAAAAGACCATGTGCAACTAATCAAAGAAAAAAACAAATTCTATATAACAGGCCTTAAAAGAGAGAATAAATATAAATACAAGAAATACACCCGTCAGGAGGAGGACGGCTCACGGACCTATAATATAGGTAACAAAAAAATACCAAGTGTTACAACGATTTTATCAGCTACACAATCAGAGGATAAGAAAGCAGGATTAGATGCTTGGCGTGAAAGGGTTGGATACCAAGAGGCAGCTAGAATTACCTCATTAGCAGCCCGTAGAGGCACGGAGATGCACTATGTTCTAGAAAACTACATAGATGGGCGTGGGTACCTAAACCTCTCTCTAGAGGGCTCTGAAGCCCGTCTCATGGCACATGAGATAGTAAATAATCTTGACCTATTGAGTGTCGTATGGGGTAATGAAGTTAGTCTATCTTATAAGGATAAATGGGCAGGATCTACGGATGTTGTTGGAATATATGACAAAAAACCTACAATTATGGACTTTAAACAGTCAAATAAAATTAAAAGAGAGGAATTTGTAGAAGATTATTATTATCAGATAGCTGCATATTCATTAGCCCACAAGGATCAATATGGACCAATAACACAAGGTTTAATATGTGTTTGTACTAAAGATAAGATATATCAAGAATTCAAAATGGATGAATTAAAATTAAAAGAATATGAAAATAAGTGGTTAGAAAGGGTAGATAGATATTATAAGACTAAAGCCACTTTTGAACCTGTTCCCCAAGAGTCTTAGCAGATAATTCTATTTTATTGTCTAGATTGTGTAATACCATCTCATCAATAGTATCTGTTGCAATAAGATCTATATATGTGACTTGAGAAGTTTGACCATATCTGTGAGCACGATCTTCGCTTTGTTG